GATGACCTTGAGGTGTTTCTTCAGTCTGAGAGGATATTTGAAGTGCACCTCAGGTACGTGTGTTGACTGTGGCCAAAGCAGTTCGTAGAAGTCCTCGGTGAAGACTCCACGATCTGCCCAGAACGACTTCTTGGTATTGAGGACCAGTCCGAGATCTTCCAAATTTCGAGTGTAATTGTCTCGGGTTCCAACTGACCAGACCCCAATGAGGTCGTCTCCACAGATTGACATAGCTTTGAAGGTAGTATCAGGCGCTCCGTATTGTGCACACCAGAGGTTGACGAAATTCAGGATAGGCCACACCAAAGGCCTGCCCATCAAGATTCCTCTGCGTGTCGCAATTTTCGGATATTCATCGTTGTGCAGCCAGGATTGTGCGATGCATAGACCTGCGATGTCTGCTGTGGTCCCTGACCATCTTAGACCTCGCACAATTCCTTTTGTGACTGCGAGAGCCACGGAAAATGGGATGTAGTCGGTCGCAGCTGTCAAGTCTGCGCTAAACAAACTGACTGCTTTGGTATCCATCTCACGTGGTAACTCTGACCTCATGATGTTGTTGAGTCTTTGCAACACGTCTTGACCTCGGAGCCTATCTCGGGTGCAGCCGAGACGCTTCAGGAGTCTCAGCAGGACTTCTGTTAGCGGCTTGCCCCCAGCGATGATACAGGCGTTGCTCTTTGTCACTATGCGGTACTTGCCGCCTCCAGTTACTGCCGTTGCAGCGACATGTAGTTGGGTCTGGTTTCTGATCAGGCTCTGACACAGCCGTATACATGTTTCTGCTCGATTCTTCGGAGTCTCTTCTGGTGACACAGAGTGTTCCATGGTCTCGATCAATTTCTCAACCTCCTCTTTGTCTGCGTCTAGTTGTTTGAGGATCTTGAGTTTGCGATTGAGCTTCTTGACGTGATCTTTTCGGATGACCTCGTCGATGAAACCTTGGATTCCGCCTTTTGCCTGCGACCTCTCTAAGCATGCGTGGGAGGACAACTCGCCTGTCCAAACGGGTTGGGTGTCTTCTCCCGCTAGCTCGCACTCCTGTCTGAAACGTTCACAGATGCTCAAAGTGAACTGCTCAAGTGCGTGCAGCTTTTCGAGGTCGATGGTGTCAGGCTCGGTTGTGCAGAGTCTCTTGCGATGCTCACGTAGTGTTCGCTTGGGGCTCCACACCGGCTCAGGAAGTGCGCGG